GCGAGTTCGGCGCGCAGTTCGTCACGCTCGGTTTCTGCGGCGGCGAGTTGTATGCGAAGCTGTTCAATCTCCGCGACTGCGTTCATCAATCCTAATCGAATGTCACTCACCCCTGCCTCCATTCAGCGCGGCGCGGGCGCGCTCGACGCCGTTTTTGTAATCAACAAGCATCTGCTCAAACATCTTATTACTTGGCGCACCTTTCTTGCCTCCGCTTTCAAGAAGCGACACGGCTGCGATAAGGTTGACGGTAGCGTCTTTCAGCACCGCCTCCAGTTCCGCGATGCGGGCGCGGTAATCCTTGCTGATTGCTTCTTCTGCAATGACGAGAGCGGCGCGGGCTTCCGTCCGATACTCGTTCTGAATATGTAGCGGTTGATCTGAAAACTCATAATGGTCCGCGTCCCACTCTGTCGCATGAATTGCACGCGCCATGTCCTCAATGAGCTTCTCGCGTTCTTCTTCAGTCATCGCTGGGCTCCATCATCTCTTCAATGGGCTCCATCATATTTTCAATAGTCAGGCGGCCTACGAATTTGGGCTCCAGAATGTCCCGCAATGCATCGGCAAAAGCCCAACTTACGTTGGAGATATGGACTATACGTTTGTCGGTCACGTAATTAGTTTCGACTAATTCGTATCGGTCACTCATCACTTCTCTCCCTTCAGCGCGGCGCGGGTCATGCTTCCCTTCCAATCTTCATCTCGGACATTTCTATTTGAACCATCGCTGCAATGCCCGTCACTCCAACCCTCGCGGTATGCGTCCTCAACAAGCGCCTCCAGTTCCGCGTCGCGAACGTGAATCACAATGTCCCATCGTTCTTTGCGGATCGCGGTAGTTAGAGCGTCAGCTATTTCAACCAAGATGGACTCGGCGGCGGCAAGTTCGTCCCGCAACGCATCTTGCTCGGCGTATAGCGCCAAAAATTTATTTTCGTCTGGCTCCATCTGAGCCCGCGCCCTGTCGCGTTCTTCCCGTGTAGCGGCAAGTTCGGCGCGGAGGCGTTCGATTTCGGCGGCGGCTGAAACGTGAAGTTCCGCCATGCAGATGCATTTGTCTTCCAATTGCGCGGCGTCGCGCAGCCGCGCTACGATGTCGTCAGTCAACGTAAGTCCTCCCGGATGATCCACACAAGATACGCAACAAACGCGGCTACAAAACCAAACACGACTACGGCGGCTATAAATTCGTCGTTCATATCCTCACCCCCGCTTGTCTCAGTAGCTCGGCGCTGCGTTCGTCTGCGGCGCGGTGACCGCTACCGCACCCGCGCAAGTTGACTGGGTAACGTCCGAATCGCACGCCGATCCGCGCCGCTCGTTTCTTGACGCACTCCTTCGACACGCCCATGAGCGCGGCGGCCTGTGTGCTACTCAACTGCGACGCAGCCAGAAACGCCAACCGCGCGTCCATCTCGGGTGTCCATGTCAGTCTTTGCACGTTCGCGAGCCCTTCTACCGTGTAACCTTCTGCATCCAACGCACAGATTTGTCTTTGCATACCGCAGACCGCCATGCCCATTGGCGCAGTCACGGCCGACATAAAATTCAGTCGGCGGTTTAGCTTCAGGAGGTCTGTCAGGTAAAGCTAGGCGCTCTTCCGGCTTCATTGCCTCTATCCGACGGCAGCCATGTAAAACCGTCGTGTGGTCGCGCTTGAATGCAAACCCTATCGCAGTCCAAGACCGTTTAGTCTCATTGCGCGCCCGCCACATGGCGTATTGGCGCAACTTACGAACGCGCGCCGTGTTATCTTTGGCTAGTAGCTGTTCAACCGTGTAGCCGCCGCGCGCGGCCTCTTCGCGTATGATGTCAATGATCTTCATCTGAAAAAAGCGGGGGCTTTCGCCCCCACTCTCCCTATTATCCGCGACGACGACGGCCGGTTTTCGGTGCGGCGTCCTCGGCGGGTTCGCCTTCCAGCGAAATCCACTCGATGATGTCAAACACTGGCGTGTAAACACGGCCGTAGCTCTTGTGCTGATAATATTCCGAGCCCAGCCTCACGACCGCCACCGGCGCATCCTGATTCTGCTCCACCTGATCGGCCACCTTCATGGCAAGCTGGTGCATCGCGCGCTTACCGCCCACTGACGTGACCGTGTAACGCGCCTCGACGCCCTTGTCCTCGCCAGAGAGGCACTTGACGCTCATACCGATCTGCGGCTCCCACCCACGCTTAGCGCCAGGCGGCGGCACGTCCAGTTCGGGAAGCGGCTCCGTAATGGACACCATCTTCTCGCCAAGCACCTCGCCTTCGCCCCAAGCGATGAAACCGTGGACGAACGAGAACGGATTGACCGCCCAGCGCCCCTCCTTGTCGATCTCAGTCTGGTCCGCGCCGTAGACCCAGTGACCGGTCTTGTCCATCTTCAAGATGACCGAGCCGACACCGGCGTCAACGTCGAGGCTACGCAGCGACGCCGCAAGCGACGTAGCGGTGGGCAGGTTGGCGTTGCCGAACTTTACAATATTGGACATCATTAGACCTTTCGATTAGCGAGAATAAGCTTTGCCCTGGAGATATAACACCGCCGCTTTCGCAAGAAGTAGATACCGCCAATCGTCAAGCGGTTCATGCTCATGCGGCGGCTGCGTATCGACACTCTTTAGCGTGCGCGCTAGTTTTTCAGTTATAAAATCATGCGCGTGTGCCATATAGAACGCGCGCTTTTCATCATAACTGCCAAATGTGGCATCTAGCTTTTTTCTAGCCTCTACCTGTTCATCTGACATTACTTCACCTCAAGTTTAGAGAAGGCGCGACGGATGTCGCCACCTATTTGCAACACCGCCGGCCGGGGATCGCTCTCCGGCGCGAGGGTGTTACCTGACGAGATGGCGACTGTTAAATCTTCCGGCAGTCTGAGTTTGTGCTTCTTCAACACTTTCTCTGTCTGCGCCGGGGATTTCAGTTCCATCAATTCCGCGGGATTAAGTCCCATTTGTCTAAAAGCGTCTTTAGCTTTTCCCTCGTCGGCCCATTGTCTTGTGGCGCGCTTGGGGACGAGCTTCCATCCTGGGACGGCGACATTGTTCTCCAGCATCGTTTGGGCCAGTTCACGCACGCCTTTCGCCCAATCTTCCGCAATCGCCGCCATTTCCAGAGCATCTGACAGTTTCCTTGTGTCAATCGCCTTGATCTTCGTCGCAACGGCGCGCTCCAGCTTGCCGGTCAATAGCGGACAGACAGGCTTGGCCGCGCACCAACGGCAGTGGTCGCCAGAAGCGTAGGGCGGGTCAGACTTGAACGACGCCTGCACGGCGTCATACAGCGTGCGTTCAAACTCCTTGATGCGCGCCTTCGTCGTCGTCCAGCGCTTCACATACGGCGGCTGCACGATGATAAGCTCAATCTCATCAACGCCATCAAAAACCCAAGCAAGTTCCTTCGTCCGCATCCCTGCGGCCGTGTAGAACATAAGCTGCTCGTTTTCTTCTACGTCTACGGCGACGCCATCCCCGAACTTCCAGTCGAGGACTACCGCACGGCCATCCACACGGCCAACGAGATCGCAACTACCGTAAACTCCGGCAAGAAACTCATCAAAGTGAACATTAACCTCTGTGGCGAACTCAAGACGCTTATCAGGGTCTATCTGATCGAGCGCGTCAAGCGCAAAGATCAGCTTCTCATTGTCTGCGTAGTCTTCGACGCTGTCGCCGTGCGACAGGATCATGTGCATGGCGTTGTGGAGGCGCGAGCCCTCTTCAGCGTGCTTGCTGGTCGGTTGCGGCGGCATCTCGGCGACCAGCTTACGCGACGCAGGACACCGAATTAACCGTTTAGCTGTAGACCCACCTACTATGGCGGAATGTGACATGACTATACCTCACCGTTGCATAAAAAATCTTCTAGCACTGATTCGCGCGCCATGCTAGACATTTTTTGACGACAGGAGCAAAAACATGTTGACTCAACAACAAGTCATTGATCTTTTTGCGTATGAAGACGGACAGTTAATATACCGACAGACTCGCAAAGGTCACAAGCCGCTTGCCGGCGGGCTTGCCAATACTGGTTATTGGCGCGTCAACATAAACGGTAAAAAATATCAGGCCCACAGACTGATTTACCTCATGTTTCACGGTCATACACCGACGTTTGTTGACCACATTGACGGCGATAAAACTAACAACAAAATTGAAAATTTACGCGCTGCAACGCGAGAACAAAATCAGCATAATCGTAAAGTCAGGCGCGATAATATAAGCGGGGCTAAAAATGTCCGGTGGGATAAGAAAGCTGCTAAATGGCGCGTTATTGTAAGCCGGCCACACAGTAAACAGCAACACATAGGATTTTTTGACGACCTAGACTTAGCCAAATTTGTCGCCTCTGAACAGCACGATAAATATCATGGGGAATTTGCGCGCCATGAGTGATCTGGAGCGGGACATAGAGCGTTATTTCGTCAAATGTGTGCAAGCCGTTGGCGGCAAAGCATATAAGTTTGTCTCGCCGTCGAATCGCGGCGTGAGTGACCGCGTTGTCTGCTTCGCGGACGGGTCAACGCACTTTGTCGAGCTAAAGCGCCCCGGCGGCAAGTTATCGCCGCTGCAACAACGCTTTGCGTCTGACATGCGCGAAATGAACCAGAACTACGCCTGCTTATGGTCTAAAGAGGACGTTGATAGATGGATTTGCGCCCATACCAGCACATTGCCGCCGATTTCCTCTTCGCCCATGATCGGGCAATGATCCTAGCGCCGGTTGGCGCGGGCAAGACGGCAATCACGCTTACGGCCATGACTGAATTGACCGTGCGCGGGTATTGCGACCGTTGGCTGGTCCTCGCGCCCAAGCGCGTCTGTCTGTCCGTCTGGCCGGTCGAGGCGCAGAAATGGTGCCCTGAGTTCAAGATAGCCGTTGCAGTCGGCACGCCGGCGCAACGCAAAAAAGCGTTTGAGTCCGACGCCGATATAGTCGTCACCAACTACGACAACATCCCGTCGATAGATACCAAGGACTTCGATGGCGTTGTCTTTGACGAACTGACGCGGCTTAAGAACCCCAGCGGCAAACGGTTCAAGCATCTGATGAAGATACTGGATCAGTTTGAAATCAGGTGGGGCTTGACCGGATCGTTTACGTCGAACGGCTTAGAAGACGTATTCGGCCAGTGCAAGGTCATAGACCAGACACTACTTGGGCGGTCCAAGGGCGCGTTCCTGCAACAATACTTCTACTGCGTCAATCGTGACTACGGCGAGTGGTCGCCGTTGCCGGGCGCGCTACCCAAGGTCATGGACGCGATCAAGCCCGCGACTTATGTGCTGGAGCCTGGCGAGTATAAGGACAAGCTGCCGCCGCTGCATGTCGTTGAGATGCGATGCGAGCTAGACGACCGCGCGCCTTATGAGGCGATGAAGAAGGACTACGTGCATGAGGAGATCACCGCTCCGACGGCGGCTGCTCTTACAAACAAACTTCAGCAGCTTACCTCCGGCTTCGCTTATGGTCCTGAAGGCAACGCTAGATGGTTCGGGCGTCAAAAGTTCGACACCCTCCAAGACATCCTCGATGAAAACCAGCACGATAACACCATCATCGTCTACAACTACAAGGAAGAATTAGCGGAGCTTCAGCGCCAGTTTAACGTCAGCACAATTGACGAGCCCGACGCTGTTGAGCGCTGGAACAAAGGCGAAATAGAACTGTTGGCCATCCACCCAAAGAGCGCCGGTCACGGGCTGAACCTCCAATACGGCGGCAACAAGATCGTGTTCCTGTCCCTGCCGTGGTCGCTGGAGCTATTCGAGCAAACGGTCGGCCGTCTGCATCGCAGCGGACAGACCAAAGATGTCTGGTGTTATGTCCTGATGTGTAATAAAACTATTGACGAGCGCATATTCAGCGCGTTACACGACAAGAAATCTTTAGCGGAGTTGGCACTTGCCGAACTATCTAACCTGGATTGAGCTTAATGATCGGCTGGCCGATCTTACCGAACAAGAGGTCTTGGACCTTTTGGAAGACGAAAAGCGCAACGCGCGGCGCTCGACCGTCTTAGTGCGACTGCACCAACGCTACACGGTGCTGCGCATGTTACGCGAACGCGCGGAACTTACGGAGCTTATAAATGAACCCTCATGAACTGCTTAACCAAGCCGCCAATATCATTAGCGCGCGGGGTGAAGGCTACGGCGGAATTGAAAACAATTTCCAGCTTACGGCTGATCTTGCGTCTCTGCGGCTAGGCCGAGAGTTCCATCCATACGAGATTGCCGTCATTCTGGCTTGCGTCAAGAACGCCCGCGCCTTTGCGTCGCCGGCGCACCTTGATAGCCATATTGACGCGGTGAACTACGAACTGTTTGCCGCGACGTTTGCTGACGACTACATGGCGTCGAAGGCTGGCGCGGAACATATCGAGTATAAGAAGAAGGCGGATCGTAAGCCCGCGAAGGTGATGGCCGAGAAGCTGGTCGATCTTGCGGAGATTTTTTGATCTGCGAACGGCGGGGGTTAGCCCCCGCTGTCACCGCAAAACATTTTCTTTAACCCACTCCCAACGACCGCCTGTGGCCAGCCAACCAATAGCCCCGAACAACGCCACAACAAGAGCGCCGATCTTGGCCAGAGCCCAATTTACACCGTCAATTTGCCCGGCGTGGCGCGCGTCGCCCAGTTTCAGGTCATCAATAGCCGCTTCAATTGCTTCGATCCGCGCCAGTGACGACTTGATATGCTGAATCTCGACTTTATCCGCCGCGCTATGCTCAATGTGCATGTCTCTGATCTGGCGCAGTTGATCCAGTATGATCTCGCACTCTCTTGAAGCGTCCGGCATTATTTCCCCCATCCACAGCGCAGCGCAACGCCGACCGCATTATGTTCCTTGATCTGAGCAATAGTAGGCTTGGTGTCGTGCTTTGACCAGTAGATGGCTCTTGCCGCCGAACAGAACGAGTTAGTCGCGGCGGAATCCGTCGTCGTCTGACACGCTGTTAGGATCAGTGGCAAGAGTAGCGCGAATAGCTTCACGGGCGGCAACGGCCACGCGAGCGTCCCTGACCTGCGCCGACAACTCTTTGAGTTGCTGTTGTGTCTTTCCCGCATCGATCAGTTGCCTTGCATAAAGCCATTCAAAAACCTTGCCCGCGAGCGCAAACAACCCGCTAACAAGGCTTAATAGAGATGCGACCATAGGTGCAGTCCTAGCTTAGCCAAATGCGCCCCGGCCGCCGCCGCCAGACCTGCAAGGATCATAATGCAGATCATGCCGAAGTGATCGGGATGCATCATCACTGTTGCCTGTCGCCGCCGGTAACATTCCAGTCCTTGGCCGCTATAAGGCCAATTCCAATGAGCGCGCCCTGTAGATCGGCGAAGTTGAGCGTCTTCGTCTGCCATGCGTTCCAAAGCACGCCGAGCAGGGCCAGAACGCCAGGAACAGTCGTCATCCAGTTCTTCATCTTGTGCTTCTCCTATCGGCAGGGGGTCGAAGTATTGTCGAGGACAACGCACTTGGCGACGGTCGAGCAGCCCGCAAGCGAGACGATAACAGCGGCGCATACGGCAAGCGTCAGCATCGACCAGAAGGCCGAGACAGTGGCGTCGCGGCGTTCTCTGGGGTCAGACGTGCCAAGCGACATCGTGCTGGCGACGCCGAACAGCGCCGAGAACAGCGCAATGACGCTGGCGAAGAGAATGCCGACAATCTTGATGCTGCTCATGGCTGGTTTTCCAATTGGAAATGTGGCCCGTCCACAATGGATTTCCACGAACCGCCCCAAGTGACTGTGACGCCGGCGGCTTTGGCGGCCTTTTGCACGGCCGCATTGATAGCTCGGTAATCGGCCAGATTCCACGAAACCTTGCCGCCTGGCGTAGCCACCACGTCTACGGCCTTGCCGCGCAGATGGTATGAGTTCATCGTGCGGCTCTTGCCCGTGCTGACAAGGTAGCGCTGGCGCTCGCGAGTGCGGAGCCCCTCCGTGATCTCGAACGGGATCGTCTCCCGCGCCGCCTTCATCACCGCTACGAGGCGGGGGTCAACGCCGCTCATGCGGCGGATGCTGGTCGTGTTGAACTTGGTCATCGGGCCATCGCGTTTCTGTTTTCGCCGCCCCCCAACGCATTCTGAACGGTGACGGCGGCCGAGATTTCAGGTGAATATTTGCGGATGTCTGCCCGCACCTCGCGGCCTTTTTCGCGTATCTTTGTGCCAGTCGCCTTGCTCTTCTCCGCGTAAGCAACAGCGTCTTCAATCACTTGCGCGGCCTGTTGCGGGTCCAGCATCTCGGTTGCGATCTGGATGGCGAGCCGGCGGTCGATCTTACGCTCCAGAGAGCTTATGACCTTATTCGCCACGTTGAAAACGCGGTCCATAAGATTAGCCCGCGGAAGCTGCACGGCACGACCGGCCTCGGGGCCGGCAGTCGCCGCCGCGCGGGCCATACGGCTGGCTTCCGCCTCGCGCGCCAAATCGGCGCGAATAGCGTCTACCTTACGCACCTCGTCAGGCGTCAGCACGTCGGACAGTTTCTCATACCGCGGTGCGCCCTCAAGCGACCGTTTGATCGTAGTCGGCGCTTGTTCGACCGCGGTAGAGAAGACGCCCGCGCGTTGCGGCGCGTCTTCGGCCAGCGGCGACAACAGTTTAGACTCAAGATACTGGCCAATTTCCATACGGTTAATTGGCCCCGAACGCTTGGCAAACTCGCCGCGCGCTGCTTCATACAGCGGCGACTTTTGTTTCAAAAACCCGAGAAATTCGCCGCGCGTTTTGGCTATAGCAGCGGCTTCAGACGCGCCGATTCCAAAACGCTCCGGGTTACGAATGAGGTCATCCATCGCCAGTTTAAGGTTATGCAGGCTGGCAACAGGATATTTTGCTTGTGTAGCCGGAATCGTCGTTGTCAACGGTTCGCCAGACGGCCCAAGAATAGGAGACGCAACAGTCTGTTCGGGCGCGGTCTTGCCGATCTGGAACGTCTGACCGCGCTCGGCAGACAGTTCCGCCGCGCGGGATAGCGCCTTGTCCATAGACGGCCGCGACAACAGTTCGGTAAATTCCGGCGCTTCAGTAACTGGCGGTCCAGCTTCGGCCGCCTTGTAGAGCTTACCCGCCTCTTTAGCGCGCGCCGTTTTAGCCGCCTCAAGACCGGCTTCCGTGCCGCCAACGGTTCGTATCTGAGCCAACCGCGCGGCGGCCTGTTCCTTGGCGCGCTCCATAAATTCAGTGGGCAGCACCTCGGCCGCGCTCGCGCCAAGCTGCGCAAACCGCGCGGAGCCGACCGGGACCGCGGCCTGCGCAGCCGTCGGCAGGGAGCCGGGCACAAGTTCCGCGGCCGGGCTACGGAGCGCTTGGACGATCTCCGGCCCGCGGCCTTCGACCGCCTCAAGATAGGTGGCGTAACGAGGGGCCATGGCGTTCCGCGCAAACTCATACGCCGGCGCAGCGACCGCGAACGGAGCCTGCGCAACGGCGGCCATCGCGTTAGCGGGAGATATAGCCTGTGAAATCTGCCGTAGGCCCGGCCGGCGAAGCGCCGCGCCCGCGCCGCCCGCAACGGTAGAAATGTCCGCCAGCAAACCAACCGGGTCCGTGCGCAGCGTCTCCAGCGCCTTTGCCGGAGAACCGTAGCGCTCGACAGCGTACCCGGCTAAAGACTTAGCGGTCTGAACAGGGCTAAGAGCCGCCGCGCCAAGAGCTTCGGCAGTCTGGATAGGATGCGCCGCAGTTTCATAGACGCCTTGGGCAAACTTTAGCGTGCTTTCGGGTATATTGCCGATCATCGACCCGACAAACCCCGCCGCCTGTTCGGGCAGCGTCTCAATCTCTCGCGGTCCTGGTAACGCCTCTGCGGGGGTCAGACCGAAATGCGCCATGATCTCGGAGTCAGAATATCCAGCTTCGCGAGCCTTTGCCGTGGCGGGCTGCGAAAGCAAGAACTGCCGAATCTCTTCGTCAGAATATCCAGCCTTCCGCGCGGTTTCGATCTTGGCTTTCATTACTTGAAAATCTCATCGAGAGAGGGTCGGTTGGCCGGCGCACCGGCAGCCGCCGCGGCGGGTTGCCCAGTGTTTGCGTATTTGACCATCAGGCTTTTAACTTGATTCCATGCGGCAAGACGTTGGTCTGCGGGAATGTTTGGGTTAGCAATTTCGCCGATTGATTTTTCGATAAACTGACGGTCGCCTTCGGAAATACCCTGCCCGAGTTTACCCTTCAGTTTTTTCAAAACAAGATCGCTTTTGATAGTCTCAAGTCGTGCGATATTACGCATTCCCGGCGACGCATTACCAAAAAACCCACGGAAACTTGCGCCCCCGGCTTCCATACCACCGCTGGTTGATCCGCGGATAAGATTGCTAACTTCATCTTCACCGGTTTCGGCGTTGAAGCCTGCGACATCAAGAACTTCTGTAGCAAACCGTTTATTGTTATACGCTTCGCTACCAACCGGTGCTTCCGCCGTTGGGCGAATTTCGGATGGAATTAGCCGCCCCGGCGCAGCCGGAGCCGGAGCCGGAGCCGGAGCCGCCGAGGGCTCAACCATAGCGTTGGCTGGCGCGGCCGGCGCGGCCATGACGTTAGCGCCCGGCTGGCGCGGCGTGACAAGTTCAGCCGTGCCGCGGCGCGGGTCAGTGCGCGTAATGAACTCAGGCGACGGGCCGGGCATAAAGCCAAACTTGTCCTGCACTTCGCCGGCGGTTCCGGGGACAGCCTTACCGCCTTTCTCGGGCGCGTATTTAGGGATAGCGACCTTTTCTTTTAGCCCGGTCTGTGGATTGATCCGGTCAACAAACTCGAACTCGTTCCGGCGCTTAAGGTTCTCCTGCACTGTCGCCATTTGCGTCGTAAATTTGTCCAGCATGTCCGCATCATACTGCGGTGGCAGGATCGCTTTGAGCGGGTCAGGCAGACCGGCATAGAACGTGTCGTAGCCCTTGCCATTTGCGTTATAGACTTTGGCCGCTTGATTTTCGGCGTTCTTCAGCATCTCAGCGTCGCGTTCAAGCGCCGTCTTCTCGCCGGAAATCTTTGCCGATTCGGCAAGCCGTCGTTCCTTAAGCGCTTCCTGCTCAAGCTTTTGCTGCTCCATTGGGAGCTTGGCCTGCGCAAGCCCCAACATGCCCGTATGGTATCCTGCCGTCGCTTTCTGCGCTTCTGTTGAGGCTTGTAGCGCCTCAAGCTGCCGCTGAAGATTGGCGATCTTAATGGCTTCGTCAGGGTCAATCGCAAACGTGCGCCCGACCAGCCCCGGATCAGCGATATTAAAACTTTGCCCCGCCGCCATCCCGCGCAATGCCTGCTCAGCCTGCAATTTGCGCTGATATTCCTGCATCTGCATTTGCGCGAGCGCGTTCTGCTGCTGGCGATAGCTCATCGCCTGCATGGTGGCAAAAGCGTTCAGCGGGTCTAACCCGCCCTGCTGCTGCGGAACTCCGGCGGCGATGTCGTAGCGAACGGGCATTAGCTAATCCTCATCTCAAAGCGTCGGCGCGCCCATAAACCCAGGCGTAAACCCAGAACTAAAAGTAGACGCGGACGGCGCGCCATACATATAGCCCGCGCCGCTGGCCGCGCTTTGCGGCGCGAATCGGTTCATCATGCTGTAGAGCATTGCGTTCTGGCCGATGCCGCCGAGCGCGCCCGACAGCGCAGACGCGCCACCCATGTAGCTGGACGCCCGCGCCTGGCCCATGTTCTCGACAGCTTGGCCCATCGGGTTCATGGCCGCAGTATTGGCCAGCGTGGGCGCAACGCCCGTATAAGCGCCAGCCGTCGTCGCGCCCGCGTTGCCCGCCAGCGTGCCGAGGTTACTGCCCGCGCCGAACCGTTGCGCCATGAGATTCGTGCCAAACTGGCCCGCCAACCCCGAGGCCGTCCCGGCCGCGCCCGCGCCGACGCCGGCCAGATTCTGAAGCCCCTGCGTCGCTGCCGCGCGGTTCGCCATGAAGCGGTTGTAGGCGCTCTGATATTCTTGACTGCCGGCTTCCTGCCCATAGCGGGTGGCAGCCTTCAGCGCCGCGCCAGAACCCCGCATACCGGAAGACCCCAGACCCGCATTCAACGCCCTCTGGCCCTCCGAGAACCGAAAGGCGTAACCGGGGTCCATCTGGAGTTCTTCAAGCGTTGGCTGACGGGTGTATGCGCCACCCTGGCCAAACAGACCGGCAAGCTGGTTTGTCGCACCTGCGCCTGCGCCCATGTAGGGCTCTTGGTAGCCAACGCCGCGGCCATAGAACTCACGCCCCGCCGCCTCGCCAAGCCCCGCTTGGGCAAGCAAGTCCTCGCGGCCCTTGCCGTAATACTGGCCAGCCGCCGCCGCGCCTTTTTCGGCCATCTCTCGGGCCTGCGCCAACGCCTGCTGCTGCGCGATCAGGCCATACATGCCGGAAGTCTGCGCGGCCTTTTCCTGCGCCTTGCCGGCGGCCTGTGAGCCGAGGAAGCCAAGACCACCGCTTATGAGCGACGATCCGCCTCCGATAAGGGCTAGTGTGAAGGGGTCCATGTCGCGGCCTCAAGTCTTGATAATGTAAAGGATGGCGTAGTTCTTCGGACGGGTTTCGCTGTTGCCCGTGTATGAATTATTAACGGTGACGCCGGTTGTTGATGTCCCCGTATTGCCTGCGCCAAAAGTAGCGGGCAGCGAATAACTTGCGCCAGCTTGGACGCCTACCGTGCTGGTTATAGACACAATGCCATCTGTATGAAGATGCCCGGCGTCAGTGACGCCGTGATCGTGCGTCTCGTAAGCGTCGTCCTGCGCGCTGGCGAAGGTGCGGCCAACGGTGAGCGCCGTGCCAAACGAGAACGTCAGGCCGGTATTCGTCGCCGTCGCAGCCGACGAGATAATGATCGTCGTGCTGTTGAAGATCGACGTGATATACGCGCCCGTCGGAATGCCCGTGCCGCTGATCGCCTGCCCGACAGACAAGGTGCTGGTGCTGGACACAGTGACGGTGCGGCTGGTGTTTGTCGTCGCGCCCGTGCCGAGCGTCGGCGAAGAAGCCGTGGCGTTTGCGGACAAGACGATAGAATTGGTGGACACCGACGAGATAGTCGTCCCCGCCGAGATGCCCGTGCCGCTGATCGGCATGCCGGCGTAAAGATACGTCGTGTTATTGATGCCCGAGACGGTTGCGGAACCGTTTGTGGTAATGCCGCTGATGAGCGTCGTATCTTTACTGGTCGCCGTCGCTCGGCTGTCAAACCCGCGCAAAAATTGCCCGCGCAGATCAGGCAGGTTGAACGTCGTTGAGCCGTCGCCAATGCCCCAGGTGGTGCCAATTACGGCAAAAAGAGCCGCGTAGCTTGTGCGCGAGACGGCGGTGCCGTCGCAGGTCAGCCAGCCGGTTGGCGGCGACGAGGCTGCAAAAGCCGTGATAGCGCCGGGCGGCGCAGCCGTTGTCAGTGTCGTCGTCGCGCTGGTGTCGACATATTGCTTCGGCGCGGCCTGCAAACTGCTGGAAGGGTTGCCCGGCAGCACAACCGGAACCGTTGACGTAACGTCTGCGTCATTTGCGGTCAAGATCGTTGCGGCGTTAGCCTTGATGACCAGATTGCGGTCGTCTTTAACGTCAATCGTTGAGTTAGTCGCGTCCGCAGAGATGATCGTTAGCGCAGTGCCTGCGGAGGAGAACTGAAGTTTGCCGCTGTTGTCAATGTCCAGCGCTTCAGCCGGCGCAGTCGTGCCAAGACCCACATAGCCGGATGAGTTGATGACAAAAGGCGTCGAGTCAGGGTCCACGCTATCTTGCACGCGCATGACGTAGCCGGTGCCAGTCTGCGTGATCTTAAGCGCCGGGCCAGATGAGTCAGAAGAAATAGTGACGTTGCCAGTCAGAACCGGCGACAGCGCGGTCGTCGGCGCGGAGATATAATCAACCGTCCAAATCTCAACGTCGTTGGCGTCAGTCAGTTTGAACTTGTAGGTAGACTCACCAAGCCATACATCGGCCTCGCCGCGAGCGTCCAGAATGACCGGATTGGCGTTAGGCGTCGAGCCGGTATTGTCCGTGTAGGTCGGCGACGGCGTGGTCGTGCCGGCGGCGTAGGTGTAAAGTTTACCCCCAACAAGAGGCTCGCCGTTTGCGCCGATGAACTGCGTTTTAGCGGACGGAGTAATAACGGCCATTTATCCACCTACAAGACTTGTGACGGTCAAAATGACCCCTGGAACAGCGGGTCTAGGCGAAGACGCCGCCAAAGATTGTATTGTGACCGCAGTGCTATCCGCCGACCAGATCAGTTCAAAATAGTCGCCTGCGCTGAGATTTACCACAAAATTCCATGCCGCGACAGTCCCAGCGCTGGCTCCGCTTGTGGTTATTATCGTCGCCGAATCAGGCACATCTACGCCGTTTACGCGGAGCCAGATGCTGACATTCTTTGTTGACGCGCTGGTGCTGTAAAGCTGGAGCGAGAACTGGATATTATAGTTGGCGGCGATGTCTACATACACCCGCGACGTAGGCGTCCCAATATAGACGCCGTATTGCATCGGGCCGTCATTAATTTTGGACGCCACGCTGTTGAGCGTTATCGGGTATGCGGTATTGATAACCGGTATCGTCTGCGTCGTCGTGTCATAATATGACGCATACCGCCGGCCGTTCTCCACTGATGCGTAAATATTATAAAACCATCGATACCATTCGCGGGTGACATAATTCGTCACCATGTCCCATATGGGGACACGCGCAGCGGGGATTTGCGTATTGTTATCAGGCATTTGTCGGGCTCAGAATGAGTTCTGCGCCCATAATCGCAATCGGCACCGGATCGGTCCCTGACACCTCATACACGCGGTCGCGTATCTTGAGCGTCATCCCGAGCCGTCGCCAGATCGTGCGGTAGCCGAACTGGCCCATCCTGCCCATCGACTTCCAATGCTCACTGGACCATGTATGTCCGCCGTCGTCGGACCAGCGGAGCATGACTTGTGGGTCTGAGCCCTGCCCAGTCGCAAGCCCCACGCCAGTCTGACAGTCTAGCTGAAGACTGTGCTGTGTCGTGCGTTTCAGATCATTCTGCCCGGTAGGCAACGCGCGCCATGACCGGAGCCATTTCATTGTCGAGCCCGCTTCCGTATAAACCGTCTGGTCATACGCAAAAATGCCGCCGCCGACATAATCGCCGATGACGATAGTGTTATTGAAGTTCATCTGACAGTTGCCGCGGTGCCGGGTGAACTGGTTGTTCTCCCAACCCGCCCGTTCATGCCATGCGCCCGTCGCCACGTCGTAGACCCAAGTGGTGTTAGCCGTTGGGAAATTCAGCACGTAGAAGCTATGCCCGTCTTGCTGGTAGGTGTAGGCCACAGCGTCGGACAGAGTAGCATACTGCTGAATTTGCCATTCGACGGCGTGCGTCGAAATGCGCTCGCCGGAATAGCCCTTTGAACGATAGACGATGCCGTTACCGCGGGCGTCCGCGCCCAGCCAAAACAGGCCATTATCGAGCTTGGCGACTGAATAGGCGGCTAGGCACCCAATTTCATTGAACGCGCCTTGGATGCGCGCCAGCGGGAAATCAGGCGTTCCGGCGTCATACCAAACCTCAACCGAGTTCTGCCCGAACAGCCATACTTCGCGGTGGTCGACAATCAGCGTGACCAGATTATCGGGAGAGCCTTCAGCGCTGGCGAAAGCAAGCGCGTCAACCGCCAGGCCGTTATAAGCGGCCGTCACCCAAAACCGTTGGCTGTTTGGCTCGTTGAAAACGAAATAGCCGTCCAAAAACCCGACGCCGACCGCACCAGGAAAATCAGGGTCCGTGATCTGACTGAACAGCGGGGAAAAGGTCAGGTCAACCGTGGCTGAAGCCGTCGCGTTAGCAGACAGTTCAAAAGTCGTGCTGTCCGTAATGCTCAAGACCGTCGCGCCAACAGGGACGCCCGCGCCCGTTACCGGCAGACCCACCCAGATAAGCGACGTGTCCGCCGTCGTCACCGTCGCGTCGCCGTTGACCGTAGTGCAACTAAGCGTGACATTCGTGTCGTTGTAGATATAGCCATTAGCGCCCGCCGCTATAAACAACTGCGTGCCGTTATCGACCATATTGACGTTATCAACGCCCGCAACGGTGCCGAGTTCGTGATACGACCAGTCCGTGTCGACCCGGTAAAGTTTGGTGCCGGAAACGGCGTAACCATACCCGTTATAGGTCCACAGCCCGCGAACGGGGCCGCTGGGGAATATGTTCAATTGGCTTAACCCCGGCGCACGCTGAAGCCACGCGGCCTCTTTGCCCCCCTCGGGAATGACCTCTGGGTAGAGGTTCACCATACGCGCGTCAGCCGCATTAGGGCTACGCAGCACATACGTGGAGCCAAGAATTGGCGTCTTCATGCTTGACCTCCAATATACATGTAGGTATACTGCATGGGCATTGAAGGAGCAACCTGATGGAAGAGTGGCGCGCAGTCCTTGGATATGAAGGACTTTATGAGATTAGCAATTTTGGTAACGTGCGTCGAGTAGCGCGCGGCAAATTGTTTACGGCGGAACAAGTAGCAGAAGCTAAAAAACGATTGGCAGACGGCGCTAAACTGAAAGATGTCGCGGCGTTTCTGAACACCAGTGTTACAACCGTTATGGCCATCAAACACGGGAAGACATGGGCGGGCGACGTTACTTATCGGCCAATGCGAACGACGCCGGATAAACATGAATACCGCATATTTAGGCCGTGCAAAGATGGGCAGTATAAGCACTACCGAATCCATAGAGCAGTATGGGAAGCGTTTAATGGGCCGATCCCTGACAGATTAGAGGTGAACCACATAAATCTCATACGAGACGATAACCGGCTAGAAAACCTAGAGTTGTTGACGCATCGTGAAAACGTGCAACATGCGCTCAATATTTACCGGCAAGACCCTAACAGTCGGCAGCCCAAAGGCCGGGCAGGGTCTTATAGAGGCAAATATTTTAAAACATAGTTACATATTGCCTGCGTAGATATTATACCGCTGTCTAGTCCCCACAATGCTGTAAGGCAACGCCATGATATCATCGGGGTTATTGATGCGCTTCAGGTTGCGCTTGCTATACATGGCGACGCGCATCACCTGCGTAGATGGTTCGACGCCAAACTCGGGGGCCATTTCGCAGGCCAGATTGTAACGGAACGCCCGCAGATAGCCGGGCGGAAAGGATAGTGTAGTCGCCAGCGTCGCCGGCTGCGTCAGTTCCTCAACAGAAATGAAATGCCACTCCAGAAGCCGCAGCGGCTTGGGGTAAACAACCATTTCAATGTTGGGGAAAGACATATTTATCCACATGACCTGTGGATAAGTGCTGGTCACGGTCTTAACGGCAATGCCGTCATATTGTTGCTGGTTGATGAACTTTATGCCGTAGGACACATTAGTCTGCGGATCACGAAAATACGTCGAATCATCCAGTAATACCGGACGGTTGCCGACAAAATCACCCGTCGGCCCGAGCGTGCGGGACAGTTCACCAGACGGCCAGTTAAAGACTTGATCTTGCGTTGAAAATACCGCCAGACGCTCCGTGTTCCAACTGTCGATCATCTGATTCAGCGCCGTCAACGCGTCCTGCGATGTCTCGGCTGAAGGCGTTTCGCCTTCCGCGAGGACGCCCAACAGCCGGAGGGCTCCGTTGATCTGATCGCCCGCTGTCGTCATCTAGCTCAAACCTTTCCCAGCCGGCCTCTTCGTCGGCAGCGGCTTCCAAGTCCATCGTCGCAACTTTCACCCCATGTTTGGGGTGCCGCAAATAAATTACCGCCATTTTTCACCTATGGTAAGGGCCAGGCGGCCCGTAGGCCGCCCGTAATCGTAAATTAGGAAACCGTAAAGTTCAGCCGGTAAACCGGGAACGTCACGGTATTGGCAAGCGTGCCCGAGACTGTTGCGCGGATACGGATACGGTCGCCGGACGCGACGACAAGGTTTGCCGCCGTGCCGTTGAGCGTCAGCGTGCGCACGGTATTGGCCGCAATGGCCGTGCCGCCCGTCGCCTTCGTCGTGTTGGCGTCAGTCGCCGCCAGCATCGCCGCCGATCCCGCGCCAGCCTGGCCGAGGTTGGTGATGCTGAAGGTGATGTAGTTCGTGTCGTTTGCCGCCAGAGCGTCAACGCCGGAAAACACCGCCGAGGACAGGACGCCGGCAGCAGGCGCGATCATGAAGACGTCGCTGTTGCCAGTCGTCGCGATAGTAGCGCCCTGCTGGCCCATGGAAAGGCCGCTGGCGATGTTGGAATTTACCTTGGACGTTGAGTCCAGAGTAGATCCGGTAACGGTGCCTCCGCTGATCGCCGCGCCTGTGACGGTAGTGCCGCTCACAAGCTCGGGATCAGAGAAGGCAACGCCGACAGGTTTCGTGTTAGGCATTGCCTTCTCCTAGTGTTAGCCGACGCGATAAAGCGTCCACGTGCCTGAGCCAGTCTTGCGGGCGCGGAACATCTGCGCGGTGCCGGCCGTGGCCACGACAGTCATCAGGCCCGAAAGCGTCCAGCCGGTGTTGGTGGTGAGCGTGATGACGCCCGAGCCAGAACCGTCGACGTTCAGAACCGAAAGATCGATCGTCGCGCCAACCTTGGCCGAGGACGGCAGCGCCGTTTCCAGCGCCGCAACCGTCGGCAACTGGTAGGACGCAGCCGACGAGCCCGGCGAGCCGAGGACGAGGCCGGTGATCACCTGATCGGCAGTCAGCGTGGCCGACGAAGTCGCCGTAGCCGGAGCCGGCGTGACGCGGAACAGCATGTCGCCGCCGTTGCCAGCGCCGACCTGATAACCGCCCGCGCCCTGCGGAAGCGCCGGGGTGGGGCCGAAGGACTCGAGCGGGTATGAAGCGCCCTGCGTAGTGATAGCCATGGTTCAAAACTCCTTGAATTGAGATGAAGATGGGGCCGAAGCCCCATCTGTTAGCCCCAAAGGCGCACGGCCATCTGCGGACGAATGACGCTGTAACCGTAGAGGACATCGATACGGCAAGGCAGTCGGTCATTATTGATGTCATACTGACGAACAATACGCAGCGAGATGCCGTTGTGGACCTGACGCGAGGCCATGTCGACGCCCTGCGGCATGAGCAGATCGGCCGTAGCGAACGCAATAGCGTCCTTGTGGTAGATCAAGTTCTGCGGATACTGCGTCGAGGCAGCGCCGAGGAAGGTGACGGCCTTGCCGGAAACCGGCAGAGCGTCAACCGTCGCGAGCGCCTGACCGGCCGAATACATAGCCGGGACAGTGACCGAAGCGGTGGTCGACGCGGTAACGTCAGCCAGAGCCACGAACTGATACAGCGAGCCGGTCGACTCACGGGTCTGCGGGTTGACGGCATAGCAGTCAGCGATGGTAAACACGTCGCCAGCCTTGATGACCGTCGAGCCAAGGCCCGTCAGAACAACCGTGGTCGAACCTTCAGTCGTAACCGACGCATTGACCGTCACAGTGCCGGTGCGCGAGCCAGTCGTGAACTGCTTGATCGACTGCGACATATTCAACTCGTCATAGCCGAGGATGCCTTCGCCGAACATGCCGTTCTTGAACTGCTTCGAGATCGCCGAAACCGGGTTGAACAGGCCCTTCATGCCCTCGATCAGCGCGGCGTTGGCGGCCGGGTTGACGGTGGCGTAGCGCGGCGACATGACCGCGGCATTCTCGTTGAGCTTCTGCTGAGCCTGCAACAGAACCAGCGAGGTGGCCGGAGTCGTGCCGGGCGTGCCGACAGAGTTGCCGATATACTTGAAGCTGTTCGCAACGTCGGCGTCGATAGACGCAGCAAGCTGCGAAATACGAGGCTTCAGCACGCGCTCGGCGAAATCGTCAAGCTGCATGGTGAGTTCGGCAGTCGTGAAGTTGACGCCGATGTGCTTCTGGCTGGACACAGCAATCGTGGTGTATTGCTCGTTGTCGTCCTGAACCTGAAGCGCCGCGCCGTCAGTGACCAGAGCGCGGTCAGGCAGACGGATACGCAGCGTCGAGCCGATCTTCGCGCCTTCGACGGCGAAAGAGTCGTCATACTGACGGTTGACGGTGCGGGTCAGCACCAGGTTGTTTTCGAGGCCAAATGTTCAACCAGAATCGCTAATTCTGGCCCGCCCCATCTCTGGGGCCGCTGCATGTCACCATGCAGAGCAGACTATCTCTTCACCTCCATAAGGAGGGCTGTGCGCTTCGGGCCGCTTGGCCCTACTCCCTTTCGGGATAGTCGTTACACCTTACACTGATGAGGACAAACACCGCCATTGCGATGTTTACCGACCTGACAGTTCATACATAGCACTTGATAACCGTCAGGAAAAGCGTTTTTTCGCAGCCACAGATAAAAAGCAGAGCCGCCACCGTTATATTGGCCGCTGCGGCGTTCGGTCGCGCCATCATTATTGATGTGGTCTATGGACAGAAACTTAGGCTCCGTCTCGCCGCAACACGCGCAAATAAACCCGCCGTAAGCCTGATAGACTTCGCGGCGAATACGGTCCTGATTTCGTTTAGTTTTATCGCGCTCGGTTTGGCGAAGCTGTTCTTCCTCTTCGGGAGAGGCGTTAGCCAATCTGCGATTGCGCCATTCGCGCGATTGTTCTCTGGCTTTCTCCCGATTGGCAGCGCGCCACTCTCTCATGCGGCGGCGCTGCCTTTCAGGATCGCGTTCCCGGTAACGGCGAGCCGCCTCCCGGTTTTTCTTTCGGACGAGTTCTTCCGGTGTCAGGTCGGAATTATTCTCGTCAGAGTCTTGGCTCGGTGTTTTCATGATATAACCCTATCATGACGTTCACCGAATTCACACAGTTGTTTTTCCAGTTATCACTAACTGGGGAGACCTAATTAATCTCCAGAGCCTTCCTCGTAATCATATCAATAGTTAGGATGCTGTTGCTCATTGCGTCGTCCTTTCAAAGACTTAGCGTCTGTTCTGCGCCTCCCACTTCTTGATCTGCCGTTGCCGCTCCGCTTCAATCCATTCCGACGTTGACATCGACTTGATAGACCGGGGGTCTGCCGTATCGTATCGCGGGCCTGAGTTTGACCGGGCTGACGTGACAGGAGCAAGAGGTGCGGGCGCGGTTGAGGTTTTCTTAACCGGCGGATTTGAAGCTAGATTAGCCTCAATCTTTCCGATCTCTTTTGCCTGCAAGATAGGCGGCAAACGGGAAATGCGCCCGGCTTCTTTCGGATTGGAGCCAAGGTAGTAGATCACCTCGGGGCCGATATCCGACGCCTGGATGGCTTGGGCCATGTGATCGGTGACAGGAAGGTTCGGGTTATACGCGACTTGCTCGAAGTCCTCGTATCGCTCGCGCGCTTCCTCTTCGCGATCCTTGTAGGCCTCTACGATTTCAGCCTGTTGCTTCGCGGCGTCTCGCTGCGCCAAAAGTTCCCGAGCCTTATGCTCAGCAAGCACTTCTGCATATTGCTGGGCAGACTCGAAATCATTCGGATCAGCGGGAGGTGTCGCAGACCGTGAAGTCTGTAACTCCGCGAGGCGCTGGGCCTGCTCGCGTTCCCACTTACGCTGTTCTCTTGCAAGGCGCTTGCTTACAATCGCGTCCAACTCTTCCTGAGAGAACGTCTTTGTATGCTGCTGTTCCTCCGGCGTCGATTCCTGCGGAATGTCCGGTGCTGCCGTAGCTTCCGGTTCCGGCGCGGGGCTGATGTCCGCTACAGCCTGGTCTTCGTCAGACATTTCTACCTAGCTTTCCGGCCAGTCGGTTGAAGTTACTATATTATGCCGTCGCGCCCGGCGCAACCGGGATCGGCGGGACGTCGTCCTGCGCCTGCTTGGCGGCGTTCGTCTTCTCGACGTTGATCGTGTTCGCCAGAATGCCCTGCAAGAGGCCATTGGCGACGGCGTCGAAGACTTCCTGCCCAGTCGGCGGGCGAACGTCTGGCGGGATCGGCGGATCGGCAGTCGGATCGCCGCCTTCCTGCACGCCGTTCGGGAAATAGAGCTGCGCGTAGGCGATGGTGATGCGATCAATGTCGCCGTCAGCGATCAGGACGCGGCTTTCGAGCGCAGAGGCGTCCGTGTCGCGCTTGGATGAGATAGCGAAAAAACCCATCACGCATGTCCTTCAGTTTCGTCAGCAGCCGGAGCCGCAGGGGTGTTAGCAGCCGCCACAGCCGCTTCCAGCTTGGCGAGAATGGCAAGCGCCGGTTTCGCGGCCTGTATGCCGGATGCCTTCACGGCGAGGTCGAGAAGACCGCCGAGCGAGTTGAGTTCGTCCTGATCGAAAGTGACTGAAATGGTGTTCATGTAGTTCTCCAAAGGTGCCTACCGAGTTGGAGACAGCACAGGCTCGGTAGGCGTCCTCCTGTGCTGTGTTTGTGTTAGCCGATCAGCCAGTTGGTGCCGTCTGAAACCACAGGCACTTTGTTCCCCCCGCCGCCCGCTACGGTTGACAGGAAGGTCGTGGCGTTGGCGTCTGTGACGAACGAACGTGCGCCTGCGCCAGCAGTTGAAGCAGACGGGAGAGATGCGACAGTTGTGGATGCCGTCTTCACATAGGAACAGGTGATGCCAGCGTCTGCGCTATCGTCCGCGAGGCGCACGGCGAGCGTGGCGCTGGAGCGTTTGAGGGCGGGGAAGCTGGAGGTCGTGCCACCGAATTGGAGGAGGCTGAAGTCACTTGCGGTGCTGTTTACGAAAAGGATATTTCCGTCCGTTGTAGCCCTAATCAGAGAACGACCACTCCACCCTATATAACTCGTAACTCCAGCAAAGACGCTACTAGTAAACGCCCAATTGCCTGCGCTAGTGATGCCATAATCAAGTTTTGTCGTTCCACCAATGATGAACTGCATATTGCGCGCAGTCGCATACGCGCCGCCGTTCTTCGTGCCGATGGTCAGGACGTTGGCGGTGGTCGAAAAGTCGAACGTGCCAAAATCGTAATCGGTCGCGGGAGCCGCGCCAGCAAGGTTGTAGACGCGGAAAGTCTGCGCGGTCGTCCCGTTTCTCAGCGCGAGCGTGTTGGCGGCGTCGCGGGCGAGGATGGTGTCTAGCGCGCCTGCTGAACCAGCATTGTTAGTCCAGCCAAACAATCCCGTGTTGAACAGGCCGAGTTGTGCTGCTGTCGCGGTGATACCTTGTCCACCACTATTCGCAAACGTGCCTGCGTTGATTGTTGTGGCCGCTGTTACGGTTCTATCGCTCGCAATCGTCAGCGCCGTCGCATACGCATTCTGCGCCGTGCCGCTGCTACCCGCAGGAGACACTTGGAAGATAATCGAGCCGCCAGCGCCCGTGCCGGTGCCTGCGCTGCCCTTGATGGTGAAGTTTGCGCCCGCCGTATTCGTCGTGCCAGCGACAACCGACTGCACCTGTAGCGTCTGAGCGACAGGCGAGGCGGCGTCCGCTGCGCCAACCCGTAGCGTCGAAGACAAATACGACAGATCAAGGCCGCCGAATGCACCGGCGTTGTTATACTGGATTTGGCCGTTGGAGCCGCCAGGCGAAGTCGATCCGCCGCCCGCGCTCGTCGCGCCAAAGATCGAGACGCCAAAACCCTGGTTTGCCTGGATAGTCATGTCGGCGATCCCTTACGCGTAATACGTCACGTTCAGTTCCGCCGACGCAGACGTCTGGATGAACTTGATGTTTTGAAGATCGCCGTCGTAGCTCAGATAGGTGCCGGCCGTGACAGGCATTCCGACGCTTGCCGTCGGGTTTGTGCCGTCGTCTCGCCAACGAATGTCCTTGGTGAGCGGCGCGATCAGCGCGCGAGTAGCGCCCGTAGGGACTGTCAGGCCAACCGCAGACGACAAGTTGGTGATCTGCTGATAGCCGAGGGCTTGCGTCGTGTTCTTGAGGCCCATGATTTCCTCTTAAGCCAGAAATTTCAGCTTATAGATCGTGCCTAGATATAGAGCAACAATCTCGTCGATGATGTTCTGCAACGCAGTTTCGTCCTTGTTGCACACCTTATACCGCATATCTTCAATATCCTTGAGCGAATCCTCAAGAAAATCAACGACATTGCTGGTTTTTTTGGCCGACTGGAGCGCAATCGGGCCAATAATCCCGTGGCGGCCCATGTAGGCCTCCGCGAACGCGTCCGCGAGGTCGATAATGTCGCCATAGAACTTACCCAGCGCCTTATGCTTGGCGTAAGAGCGTGTGTTCAGATGCGCCGAATGCGTCACGTCGCGGGCCAAGAATAAATGACCGATGAAAACCTCGCAGGTCACATCATTTCTCCCGTTTCGCGGATCGGAGCGTTACCAGCGACCAAATCACCCGTATCCAGCGCCGCGGCGATGGTGCCTTGAACTATATCACTGATTTGTTCCGGCGACATACTGTTCGCAAACGCCTGCATTCGCTTGGTTTCGGCCTCGAACGCCTTAATCTGGCTGTTTTGCTCGTCAATGGCCAGCTTCTGCATGTCATAGGACTGCTGAAGCGCCTGAATCTGAGCGTTTGTCTGTTCCATCGCCTGCGCCATCTGCTCCATCTGCTGACGCATGACCTGGGCTTCCGGCGAATCGTCGGTGTCTTCCAGCACTTTCGGGTCAAGCATCTTCTCAAACCGCTTGGCCATTGTCTCAGAGCCCGGCCAGTCCATGTTCTTGACGAACAGGTCGCCCGCCACGCTCCAGAGCGCCGGATTGGTCTGCAAAATCTGCCCCATCGTGTCCATGGCTTCCTGCTTACGGGTCATGTAGCTGGGGCCGGAGGACACTTGCACGTCGTAAGTGCCGACGTTGGGGTTGTAGATTTTGGCGATTTCAATGCCTTCCTCATTAACGATCTTGCGCACCGCCTCCGGCTGGGACGGGTTGATGCGCGCCATGCCGACTTCGCCCTCGACATTGATGATGCGGGCGACGCGCTGCGTGTCGTAAATTTTCGGGATCAGATCGACTAACTGCCGGGCGACATACTTCACCGCCCGCGAGAGGTTGTCGACATAATGATAAGTAGACGTGTCGCCTTGCCGCTCCCGAGCGAGGATCGCACGACCCGTCCGTTCGTTGGAAGTCGCCCCAATGCTACTATCGTATTGGCCAGTGGTCGATTTAATGTCTTCCCCCGCTCCCATTTTGGCCTGGATAAGGCCCGTTTGAGCCATCGGAGGCTGGGCGCGTTCAGGTAAGGGAAGCGGGTTGCCGGCTCCATCGGTAACATCAGGGTTAACCTCAAGATAGGGCCAATTATTGGTGTTAGCGGTCTTCCAGTTCGTTTCATACCCTTCAAACTGGCCGCCATAACCGATAAACGGCGCTTTAGGAGCCAGCGCCAGCATCTCGGCCTCTTGGCTGACCCAATAGTTATACATGCGCTGCGCGTCCTTGGCGTTGCGCACAAGGCCGCTGATGTAAAGCTGACCGTCGACCTCAAACTCGTTGCCGACGACGCGGATTACGGGGATATATTTACCCGCCCAGTCGCGTTCCTCCAGCACCTCATAGCCGTTGGTCTTGAGCCACTTGACCTGTCGGCGGTCGCTCTCTCGCGAGCGCAGCGGCTTGCCATATGCCGCCTTCAGCCGCTTGTCCTCCGGCGTGCCGTCGAACGCCGTGATGTTGTCCGGGTAGAGGTTGAGCGTCGCCTTGCGCGTATCGACATAAAAATACTCGGCAATCCGCACCGTTTCCTGCGTGATCCACTGGGAGAGGTTTTGATCGCCCACACCCTGCGACATCATGCCGGTCACGGGCGTCGCGTCGGGATACATGCGCTCGTATTCAGCCTTGGGAACGTCCTGGGTGATAAAACAGTAGTTCGCGTCCTGCCCGCACGGGTCTTGGATCATCGGGTCCATGTAGACGCTGAAGCTGCTGCGGACGCGGCCAATGCGGATGTCCTGATCGAAAGAGTCTTCCTTCGTGTATTCCGTCAGGATGCGGATGTAGCCCTCGCCGTAGACCACCTGGTTGTCGCAGGCGGTGTCATAGGCCACGTCGGCGTCGGACATATACTCAATATGCCGCACGATGCCGTCGAATATCTCCGCCACCTCCGGGTCGGCGTCCTCGTCGGCCGGGATCACGCGGGCCGTCGGGCGGTTCTGGCGCTGCTCGTTGGTCACCAGCCTGACGTGCTGCGGCAGCTTGTTGATCGTCAGGCACGGCCGCGCGTTGATCGTCTGGCCCTGCACCGCGCCACGGGTCGCCAGCACGTCCGCCGGCCACTGCCATGCGTTGTCCGGCGAGCCCGCCATGAAGCGCAGATCGTCTAGCTCGTCCTCGCGGCTGTCGCTGTAAGCCGTCTGCGCCACCGTAAACCGATGGCGCATCGTCGCCAGACGGTCATCGTCCGGGTTATCGGAGACTTTGCCTGCGGCCGTAACGTCATTTGCCACAAGACTTACCCTTCTTGGCCGCGCGCTTGGTCGCGTAGGCGATGGCGGCGGCCTGTTTGACGGGCTTGCCCGCCTTTACTTCAGCGGCAATATTCTTGCGGAGTGCGTTCTTGGACGCTGACTTGACCAGAGGCATTACTTCTTCCTCGTTTTAGCGGATTCCTTGAACGCCTTGGCCGTCGGAGCGCCCTTGGCCCCCGGCTTGCGCATTTTTTCGCCCGACCCAGCGGCGATGCGGGCCTTCTTGGCGTGAATGTTGGCGTATAGCCCCGGCTTACTTGCCACAGTTCCACCTTTTCAGACTGGCCTTAGCGCGTTCGCCGTCTTTAGCCTTTGCTGCAACCGCAGACATTCTTGCACAAAATGACTTTTTACGCCCCTTGTCGGCCTCGGTCTTGGGGTTAGGGGCCGGAGCCTTCAGCTTGCTGCCCGTCGCGGCGTTATACTTGGCCCGGCCCTTGGCCGTGAGGCCCGCGCCCGCCTTGGTCGGCAGCTTCTCGCCGCGGCCGACTGCGAGAGAGACAGATTTCTTAGCCATCTAATGGCCCATCCAGCCAGAGGAAATAGCGCCGCCAGCATAGACGCTGCGGGGTCTATTGTCTACCCGCGCTTCGCGATGCGCTACGGGGAAAGCGAAAGTAATGGCTATCGCGTCCGCGGCGTCGGGGCTGGCGAGCCCACGCGCCTTCATGTCCTTCTTGCTCTCCAGGAAGATCGTCCCCTTCGAGTCCGGCTTCATCATCGGTCCCGTCAGATCGCTCTTCAGGAACCGGTCGTTGGGTATGCTGGCCGTCTTCAGCCATTCCTTCATCGCCCCCCACATCTCAGCCCGCTTGTTCCCATACATCAGCGGCTTGACGCTCTTGTTCCCGAAGTTCACCCCCCTGATCTTGTAGCGTTGCTCCTTGAGCCGGTCTACGACGCCCGCCCCGAGCCCGCCCTCGTCAATGACCACCAGCGCCGGCTTGAACTCCTCGATCACGTCGATGACCCGTCCCACCACCTCCATGGTGTCGTCGCCCCGGTAGCGCCGGATGCCGATGATGTCGCGCCCCTGCCGGATGGCGATGACCGTCGCGTCCGCCCCGAACCGCGCCGGATCGACCCCCACCACTATCGGTGCGCTCTGGTCCTGTGATGGCGCGCGCGCCTGTGCGTCCAAGACCAGTGACGACGGTATGAACTGGTCATCCGATGCGTTCGGGAACGCCCCATAGACCTCGACATGCGCCTGGCTGGAGTCGGGTCCATACTCGTCGATGATCTGCTGATAAACGGCCTTATCAGTTCCCTCCACGCCTCGGGCGTCAACAACCTTGTTCCGCCAGAACTCTCGCTTGGCGTTGAAGCATTCGTAGAAATATCCGCTGTTTCGGCGGGGGTTGCTAAAAGCAAGCCAAAAACGATTAGGAGTGTTCTCGGTAAAAAAGCCGGATGCAACCGCCCATATGCTGTCATCAATGCCACTCGCCTCATCGAACACCAGCATGACGCCGGCGAAGTTATGCACACCCGCGTAACTGTCGGGGTTCTCCGCGGACCACAGCCGGCCCTCGACGCCCCAGTAGCGCGTGCCCAGCTTCAAGTCCCGCTCGACCAGTTCCGCGATCCACTTGGCCGGCAGGACACGGGTGGCGCTGACCTCGAACCAGTGGTTGTTGAGGCTCATCGACAGCCACTTGGTGATCTCGGCCCAAGTCACCGAACGTAGCTGGGCTTCCGAGTTAGCCGACACGATGGTCGTGCTGCCGATCCTTGTCGTCAGCATCCATATCACCAGCCAGCTTACGAGGGCCGACTTGCCAATGCCGCGGCCAGAGGACGTGGCCATGCGGAACGTCTCGAAGTCCAGCCTGCCGTTATTGGTGCGGATGTGGTCGCGCAGGTCTTGCAGCACTTCTAGCTGCCACTTGCGCGGCCCGGTGAAATGCTCAAGCGGCGTCCCCGGCTTCCCCCACGGAAACGCCAGTCGCACGAACGCCACCGGATCGTTCTTGATGTTGGCTGACCACATGGTCGCCATCAACTTCTGTTCTTCGTCCGCCGAATACAGGGGGGTCTGCATCTAGTATCTGCCCTTCAATGACGCGCGTCTGCGCCTCCTCCAGCGCCGCCAGGATCGAGATGCGCTGTTCGACCTGCACCTGTATGGACTGCGGCGCGGACCACTTGTGAGCGTAACGCAGTATTTCCAGCGCCGCCTTGGTGTCGCCCGACAGCGCCGCCTCGCGCAGCACGCCCGCCATCTCGGCCTCGCCCTCCGCGCGGCCCTTATGTTCAGCATACTCCGCTATCGGGTCAAGCTGCACCAGCCGCCGATACTCCAGCGGCGTCAGCCCAGCCGCATACGCCAGCGAGTCGCCTTTCAAGCCCTTCCGCGCGGCTTCGTAAATGCGCTCCAGCACCGCCTCGGTCGCGGTGATCTGACGCGGCTCATATGGAAGTGACGTAAACATAAAGTCTTTTACCATAAAAATAAAAAAAGAAAAATTGTTCGTGATGGCTGCGTATTTTTACAAGGGGTGGTCGCGGGCGCTGTCCCCCCCCCCCACCTGCGCGGCCTGCCAATGCGCCAAGCGCGGCCAGGCAAGCGAGACAATGTAACATTATAACATTGCGTAACGATATAACATTACATTGGCCCGCGCCGATGCGCCCGGCCTCGATCGATCGGGCCGGCGCCGACGCGCCGATGCGCCTGCCGCCAGGCGACGCGGGTGTTATCAGCATACCAAATCAATAGACTTTTAAAAGGCCCGACAAACGCAAGCTAAAGGAACAATGTGCGAACGATTGGAAAAATCGAGAAGTCGGCGCGAAGCTTTTGTCCGGGCGCCCGCGCGACGCAATAAACGCGGGCTTAACCATGTCGGGGCGATTTCTGGGCAGTCTGGGTCAAATGGTCATGGGGGGGAAATCGCCGTATAACTTTTGTAACGTATTCACATAGTTCTATTTTCTAATCTTTAACCGTTTCAATAACAACTAACCCAACTAACCCAACAGATTGAAATAAAAGCAACTCGCCCCGCCCAAAAATCGCCCAACCCCTGACCATTGCGCCCAACATAAAAAAGTTCTTGACAACATGTTGGGCAAGTCTATTCTGTAACATATACACACAACGAAGGGGCTAACAATGAACGCACAACATATCCTCGAGCTACTCGCGACGGCGCTACTGGCCGTCGTCGCATTCACTCACCTCATCCCGTCACTGATCTAAAGGAGAGACAGCTATGCGATTCACGGTCACCATCTTCGAGTCTGTTACCGCGCCAGACGCAGAAGAGCAGGCGCGCGCGACGTGGCATCACTTCGACGGACTGTCTCTGACGCAGGCGTGGCGCATTGTGACGCGTCACGCGCGGCGCGGCCGCAATCGATTCGGCGGCGACATTGTGCGCCATAACTGGGGCGCGCGCGGCGGCGACTTCCCGCACAACTATAGAAGCGCCACGATACGCCTTGACACGTTCTGAGGCGCATACGTAACGTATACACACAACGGAGGCTAAACTAATGAAGCAAACAGCAATACCTCAATTGATCTCGCTCGGTTTCACGAACGACGACGCTAAGGCGTTACGTCGAATCGCCATGCAGTTGCATCGCTGGCATGAATTGGAGTGCGGCGTAGACGGCGGGGGCGTGGAACGCGACCAGGAAACCGGCCGCTGTTACTGGTATTCCAGCTACACGGGCCGCCGCACGCCGACAGCCGACCGTGAGACAGGCGCATTGAAGCGCCTGGCCGCGCTCATGAGCCGTTACGCCCCGCTTGCCTACTACGTGCAAGGCGACCCCCGCGGCGCGGCGGTCTACGTGCTACGCCCCGGCGACGTGCCGGAGGGCAAAGAGGTTGACAGCTACTACTCCCGCGGCGTCGCGGTCTACTGAAGGAGAGAAGACAATGAACATCAAAGAATGGATGGACGCGCAATGGCAGTCCAAGGGCGTCTTTCATGCCGCCAATGGTAACGTATTCACACTGTCGGAAGACGGCCGGCCGCAGGTCAAGGCCGGCGCGACGTGGCAATATACCAGCAAGGAAACCAAGCGCCGCCAGAAAGGCCTGGCGATGTATAATCCGAAACTGCGCGAGATTATCCTCGCCGAGGCGACGCGGGAAATGCGGAACATGGAAATTCCACCTAAGACGTGGAAAGACGACGCCACCGTAGAATTGCGCCCGCACTACACGTGGCCAAAGGCCGATACAGCGCCCGAGCCCGTCGCAGCACCCCGCAAACGTGTCTCCCGTAAGCGAATCGAGGCCGCCGCGGCTATCCTAGCCAAAGTGCCCGAAAACGAACTGACGGCCTTCCTAAGCCGTTTTGGACTAACCCTATCAGCCGCCGCGACTATCGCCAGCCTAGGCGACGTTGAGACAATGGCGCGCGAACTATTGAGGGCTTCACTATGACAGCCGTTTATACTGTCCGGTTTACGATAGATGTTGAAGCGGAAGACGCGATACACGCGGCGGAAATCGCGTGCGCGCAAATATCTGATTCGCAAACCTGCGAGGTCATGAGCGACAAAACCGGAAAAATAACAGCCGTGAGGGTAGAAAAATGAACCATATCGTTTACGAATTGGACGAATTCCAGCCGTGGCCGGGCCAGGCCTGTTACATCTATGGAACGGCCGTGATTTCATATGAATATGAAAAACCGGACCATAGCGTCGGCTATCGTGGGGGCGTTTGCGGGTTCGAGCTGCAAAGCCTGGTCATTAGCGGCGACAAGGAGCCCCTTATCATTCCCTACGGCACGCAATTCTTTGACGTTGTAGACCGCGCGCTTGCGGCGTCTGATCATGTCGCGCAGAAATGCCAAGAGGATTGGGAAAATGATTGACCTGAACTGGCAAGAGGTGGCGGCCGTTCTGGCCGCCCTTAACCAAGTGAACCGCACGCCAGCGCAAGAGGCGCTGCGCGCGTCCCTTCAGGAGGCGTATGACAACGCCGCGGAAGAATATTGGAGCGAAAGATGGGCAGGATGAAAGATTATTTCGAGTTTTCGCAACTCTTGCACTGGCTGTCGGAAGACGCCTTGCAAATCATGCTGGACATGGAGTCGGAAGAATACCGGACGCTAATAATCAAAAGGGAAATCGAGGCACGCCATGTTAACCCCGCACCAGGAACGCCAAGCGCACGAACTACACGAACTGATTCGGGAAATAGCGGCAAAGCATAACATCTCCACCGAACAGTTAATCGGTCATAACCGCCGCGCGGGCGTCGTATGGGCTCGATTCGAGCTTATGCACCGCGCGCGGCACGATTTGGGGATGTCCTACAAGCTGATCGGTCGCGTTCTAGGCGGCCGCGACCATACGGGAATCATGCACGGAGTAAAAAGATATGAAGATTGGCGAAGCCATGGCAACCTTGCTAATCGTCCTGCTCGAGATACTACTGGGGCTTAAATAATGACACACTGGGAAACGCAGTTCGAGGAATACGGGGCGATTGTGCCGGACATGCCGCGCGACCAGCCCTGTTATGAGGTCAACGCGCCCTTGTGGGCATTCTGGCGGCGGGTGAAGCCTGGCGCGACGGAGCATCCCATAATGACAGAACAGGAAATAGTCCGGCGGCTTGACCTTATCTATTTCGGAGACGGGACTTGTAACAGCGGGTGACGAATGGTAAAGATCTTTTCGACGCCACCCCTTTGGGCGTCACCTCCCTTGAAACTGGAGCCGGGCGAAAGCCCGGTTTTCTTTTATGCAGGAAGCAGAGTTCAAGCGCCGGCTAAAAGCGCTCCAGCAAGAGGTGACGGAAGCCTATCTGAAAGGCTACGCGGAGGCGCGCGACCGGGCGCAATGGAACCTCACGGCCGCCTATGAAGAGAACGAGCGCTTGCGGCTGGCGCTGGCAGAGCTAAGAGAACGTCTGGCCGTGGCCAAGTCCGTCGATTAGGCTCCGGGCCTCTTCGTGAGCCTTGCAAAGCCGGTCGACCGTCTCCGCCGGGCAATCGTCATCGCCTGGCGTCGCCGCCCAATCCAGGTATTCCTCAACGGCTTCCGTCAATTCCGCCAGCGTCGCCATGAAGATGGGAAAAGCGTCAACCTTTGAGGGGAACGACATTAGGGGCCTCCCGACCTTCACCCGAGATTCGCGCCAGCTCGCGCCGCACGTCAGACCGCGACCAGTGTCGGAGCGCGGGGCGCACGAAGCAATGTTTCTTTGAGGGGAAGTCGGTCGCATGGCAGAGCCCCTTGTCGATCCATCCAGCCTCTTTTAGCGCGTGAAATAGCGCCGGCTGGACAACGCGAACCGAATTGTTCGTGGCCTCGGTTAACGTCTTACAAAGCGTATGCCAAGGGCCGGCGATAACGTCGGCATTGAACGGGGCGCGACCGGCCTCGATTTCGTGGTAGACGTAACCTTCAGCGCTGCTCATGCCGACGTAAATAAGCTTCTGCTTATACTCGGTCATGGGTGGCATGGCCTGGGGGCCGAACTTTGACACGTCGCGAGCGTGCAACCACCCGGCGACGGCCTTGAACCCGCCGGCCTTATACCAGCCCCACAGCGCCGCCGCGGCGTCATAGGTCATTTTGGGGGCGTCGGACCAGACGCAGAACCAGCGCCGGTCGTCGGAGTCGAGCGTGATCGGCATGTCCTCGTTCGTGAACGCCAGCATGAAAATCCGATTCACCATGTCGTAGGGGTGCAAGCCCTTGCGGTTGATCGATAACATCTCGGGCGGGGCGGCGATGATCGGCTTGAGACGATTCGCCAGCACGCGCCGGTCGGCGGCGTTGGGCTCCTTCAGTTCGTTCAGGACGACGATCTCGGCCTCTAGCTGGTAACCCCACTGGCTTGACAGGCTATCGTTGTCGATAAGACCCTTGTTCTTCTCATGCGGGCCGCACACGGACCATATAAACGGAGCCCACATAGTGTCTTTGCCGCAGCCGCCCTTGCCGCCGTGCAGGACGGCATGGTTGATCTTGACGCGCGGGTTCTGGACCTTGAACGCCATAACGTCGAGGATATGCTCCAACTCCGCGGCCTCCGGCACCAGCCGGCGGCAGTGGTCGAGCCAGGGCGTCACGTCGCCGCCACCCGTAACCTTGGGCCGCGCGTCGCGCCAGAGGTTGCCATAGACAAGCCCGTCCTTGTGGACCAGCCATGACTCGCCGGCGGCGTAGGTCAGGCCCTTCAGGGCGTAAGCGCGCCTCGCCTCGCGATGCTCGTCAAACCACAGGGACGCCTCGACGCGGCGTGGCTTGCCGGCGGGGCCGACCGACGTGCATTCGACATGCCGGAAGATGGCGTTGAAGGCCCGGCGGCTGATCTCGCTGCAAGTGTCCTTGTCGAAGTAAGCGTCATCGTCCACGATATAGGCAAAGCGCTCATGCCAGCGTGCGCGGTCCTCGCGGCCGGCCTGCTTGGCCTCAGTCTCGGCGACCCGCGCCGCCGCCTCGTCGGGGAAGCTCTTGGTCGGCGTCAGTTTGTTGATTTTGTCCGTGTAGTCGGCGATCAGGTCATCGCGCAGTCCCGGCATGGCGCGCGGGCCGCCCTGGTCCGCAACCCAGTCGCAGAAGAACCGGCTATCCAGTTCGTCACAGTGCGCGTGATAGCAACAGAACGAACGGTCGAGCGGGCGGTAGCGAGCCTCGATCTGTCCGTCTGAATGATGTTCATGGTTCGGGCAGACAACACCGCACCAGCCTTCGGCGTTTACGTTAGACGTAACAAGCCCATGCTCGTTCAGCCAAGCGAGAACTTTATCGTTGCCAGTGTCTTTTACGCGGAACGTAATACGCTGCGCGTTACCGACTTCGCATGGCGTCACCTCGAGCGCTGCGCATATCTCGGCAAGCGTGTATTCGCGCTCGGGGTGGAACTCCACCTCGCGGCACACGAAGGCGTCGCGGCCGGGCTTGACGTTTACGGACCCCGGAAGACGGCAGTTACGCACGGCGTTGGTCGCGCCAGGGTCCGTGTAGCCGGCGGCTGCGATAGCCTCCAGCGCGGCGCAATGCTCTTCAGCCGTCGGCTGTTCGCTGTAGGCATACCAATACTGATAGTTGCCGGGGCTTGTCTCAACGATGGCCGTCGGCGGCAGCGGAGGCGTCTTGGATTTCGTGCCGATGTCGTCCAGCATCATGAATAGGACATGCGTGCAGTTGGCGACGCTGGCGCTAGGGCGCTTCAGGTCGAGCCGGTCGCAGATAAAACTGCCCGTGTTCAGGAACCAACTCTCGCCTTCCTTGCGCCGATGCGTCGGCAGGAACGCCGGCCAAGTGTATTTGGGAGAGCCGTCCTTGTGCAGCCTGCCCGTGTCGATCTGCTTGACGATCAGCGCCGTCTCGCCTTTCGGCGCAAGCGCAGTAAAATATTCAAACATTATCAGCCCCCCAAAACAGATACTATGTTTTTAACGGCGTCTTCGCGGGCCTTTATGGCCGCGTTTTTGGTGTCAAAACGGCCTAGGAACTTGCTGACGTAAGCTATTTTTATGCGCGCGCACCATTTACGCCGTCGTGAGTCCCATGTGACGCCTACAACGCCGCTTTGCCCCGCGATTCGGTTGGCGTTGTGCATGTTAAGCGACTGGCCGGCGAGGCGTAGGTTTTTTAATCTGTTGTCGCTTTTATTGCGGTTTATGTGGTCTATGTTTTCTTCTGGCCAAGCACCATGCGAATAAAACCACGCCAAACGATGCGCTTTATAAAGCACACCGTCCAGACGAATAACAACATAGCCATAAGAATCTCTGGCCCCGGCAGAACGGCCGACCGCCGCTTTACCACCGCGTCTACGCCGCCACGTAAAAACGCCCGTATCCTTGTCATAGGTCAATAGCTCTTTTAATCGTGTTTGGCTTAGCATAAACGCCTCCCGGCAAAGTTATTTACCGAACCGTATCATAACTTTGCCACTAACAGCAAGTGGGAGCCCTTCACCCCATGCAGGCGGTGTCGTCATGACTTCTTTCATGTGCGACAGCATTTTATCAGCGTCTTCCTCCGCGCACTCTACGAGAATTTCATCGTGTATGTGCGCTACGACGTTTGGAATCTTGCGCAATGCTTCCCTCAAAAGATCGTGCGCCGTCGCTTGCGTGACATTTTCTACCGCGATTCCTTTCCAGAGACGCGCGCGGGGCCACTCTTTGGCGTCGGCCGCAGGCTTCCATGACGCTTTGGAATAGGTAATCCCGTCATCTTCGAACCGGGCAAAAGGATAGCAAAGCACGCGGCCAGAAGGCAGAGCATACCAAAGGTGCTGGCCGTCGTAATAGTAGGAAACGCGGCCGGCGGTAAATATTTTCCCGCGGTTCCGTAGCGCCCGCGTGTATGCCGTCTCAAGGTCAGACCAGAAAATGGCGGCCCATGGGTTTGCGCTACGCCAGCCATTTATGGCGCGCTTAACCTCGGCGTCTGACAGCCGAACGCCGTAAATACGGGCCATCGCATTAAACGCGCCGGCACCCCCGGCGAATGAAAGTGCCAATTCTTGGACTTTCCCTACTTGGCGCTGTTCGGATTTATTGGTTTCTTTGTATTCGCGCTCTATGTCGGCATACGCACGGTTAAATGTCGCCGCCGCATTCACAATATAGGGGTCAAGACCATCCCTGAAACATTGGAGCTTATCTTCGCTGGTCGCTGTATCAGCCAGCCAAGGATTGACGCGGCCTTCTATAGCGCTCCAATCATAACCTACAAATACGTGGCCCCGCGCGGGCATGATCGCCGGGCGCAACATTCCTTTTAGAACATCTGTAACGCGGCGACCAAATTCAGGGACAATTCTATGGCCCCGAACCATCGCGGTTCGCACGGCTTCAGGGTCTTCGGCGCATCTACGCGGGGCGTTGTGCAATTGAGCGCCATAAGAGGAGGCGCGTCCGGTCGCGGACCCTCCGGCGAAAACGAAAGCGCCTCTAACACGTCCATCCAGACTAGCGAGGCCAGCAAGACGCTCAAACTTAGCGACAGAAGAAGCCCAAAGATCGTCAGCGCACTGAATAACTTCTTTAACATCGGGGGGCACCTGTTCTGGATCGTCAATGGCCAAGAGATTCGCGCGAACGGTCTTGTCGATGGAGAACTTATCCGCCCGTTCCATCAGCTTCAACGCCTCGGGGCCAACGCGGTCCATCACCCACAACCGCATCCTGGGGCTGCGCACGGACAGGATTTCGCCCCTTGTGATGGTCCGCACCGTCTCCTCGATCTCGGCCAGTTCGGCGGCGGCGTATTTGACCGCAGCTTTACAGAGCGCCACGTCGACCATGACGCCGCGGTCGTTGATCCGTTCGTTGACGTGGTAGTCCTCCAGTTCCTCCGGCGTCAGTTCGCGCATGGACTGACTGACAGCGCGCATGGTTCGCACGTCCTGCTCGCAATACTGGATCAGTTCGGGGATGAGATCGTCTTTATAAGGCGGGATACAGCAAGCCCGCACAAGAGCAGCGCCACGATGATCCTTGCGCATACTCGTTCCAGCAAAGCGTCCAACATCTTCTAGGCTCCCAGGCGCGCAGTTGGCGCGGGCTTGCGCCGCCGTGCAGTAGAACTGTTCCAGTGGGATAGGCATCTTCAGCACATGCCAGAAGATCAGACGCTCGAACGCGGCGTTATGCGCGCGTATCTGCCCCTCGATCTTCGGCATGGGCTCGCCGGGCCGCCATGTGCGGACAGGCTCGTCGTCGTAAGCGTAGGACATGCACAAGACTTGCGTCGACGGATGACGTGAATAATTGTAGACTCCTTCTGTTTTCAAGTCGCATTCCGACTTTGATTCAAAATCACACCAAAATATGAGCATAGGTTTTCCCTGATTTTATGTTTGATATAGTGTGCCTGTCGACATCATATTTACGTGCTAGATCACATACGGATTCACCTATTTTAAGTGACCGCTTTATGTTTTGTGCTTCCTCAAAAGAGAACGCGCCTGTTTCGTGTAAGACACGTCTATCCGCTCGATTTTCTTTCACGGTGCCCCACCGTAAATTTTCTATTCTGTTATCAGAAGCAACGCCGTTTAAGTGACGACATTCAACGCGGCCAAGTATATTAGGCGGCGGCGCAAAAGCGCGCAAAACTAAAGTGTGGACGTAGTTTGTCTTGCGGCGCAATTTTACTGTGCAGTGACCGCTTTTTGTGCGCGATATTTTTAGCCAGCGCGATCTTTTATGATCGAACACACGGCCATCTGACGTAACAGAATATCTATCATCTATAGCTTTCACCATCTTATTCTCCGGCAGATCGCACTCGCTGGCTGTCTCAAAGTCGACCCAGAAGATCATCCCTTCTCTCCTTTCA